AATTAATCCAGAAGTAGAAGGTAACATCAAAATTGCTAAACAAAAAATGCAAGAGATTGATAAAAAGATTACTGAAACTTTAAAGAACCCTCGTTTCACTGGATTACCAGATCACAGTAAAAGAAAATATGTAGATAATTTTATGGATGTCTTGGAGGGAGCAAGAAAAAATCAAAATTTACGAGGCTTGTCACGCAATCAACAACAAGTAGCAAGACAAAAAGCAAATAAGATTGTAGATTTACCAGATGAATTATACACTTTATATGTAGATGCAGCTAATATGATTAAGAAGTTATCTGATCAATTTGTAGCAAGTAAAGTTATTCAAGATTTACCAGATGATGCAGTTATTCAAGGTAACCTCACTAGAGCTCAATTTGAAAATCAAGTTGAAAGAATGATGAGAGAGGGTGGATATTTAAGAAGGTTATATAGAATATATAATGACAAGAATTATAAAATACAACCTCAAGCAAAAGAAGAAATTATCCAGAAAATTCTCGCAAGAGAAGGCACAGATTTAGGACACATAAGAGGTATTTTATCTGAAACACCGATGAGAATAACTGATCAACAAATGGACGATATTATTCAAGGTGGTGCAAGTCTTTCAAGACAACAAGCAGAGTCGTACATAAATACAGTGGTAGCAAACGCAAAAGCCAAAGGTGGAAACAGAGGCATTGGTCTGAATAGATTGTTTCAAACAAGATTAGATACCAGTTTACTTAATAAGAGAAAAGTAGACAGTGAAGTATTAAGACAGATACTTGGTGAAGTCAGAGATCCAAGAGAAGCTTTTATATCTACTGTGTCTGAGCTATCTAACTTTGTTGCAACAGATAGATTTTTATCGTTGTTCAAACAATCTGCCGATGCAAACATAGCTTCAGTTGCCGCGAGAAATGCAGCACGAGCCACGGAAGTTGGTTTTAAACCTGAAAAACAAGTCTTCTTTAAAATGGATGATGAGATCATAAAATTTATAAAAGAAAGAGCAACCACTTATGATATCAACCCAGATCAAATCAGTAGAATAGGTCAACTAGATAAAGAACTTTTAAGTGACGCTTTAAATAAGTGGTTAGAAGAAAATCCTAATCATGTAATCTTAGGACGTTCTGGAGAGACAACTATAGCAAGTAATGCTTATTCTCCTGGTGCTAATCAAACAAGTAGTATTTATGGAACCATGTTTGGATACGCAGTGCCTAGAGTTATGTTTAACAATTTAAGTAGTCATGTTTGGACAGATGCCGATACTATGCCTACTTTACTTAGAAAAACTTACGGTATGATGCAAACACTGAAAGGTGCTACACAGTACGCAAAAACTATTTTATCTCCTTTAACTCAAGTAAGAAACGTAACATCCGCTTCTGGATTTGCAATAGCTCAAGGTAATTATGGCAAGGGAGCTAGTTTAGGATCTTCGTTTAATATAGTTTTAAGAGATGCTATTGATAAAGAACTTAAGACAAAGAATAAAACTTTTATAGATTTAAAAAGAGACAATGAAACACTTGACTTTCTTGTGGAAATGCAAAAAAGGGGTGTTATTGGTAGTTCAGCACAATTAAGAGAGATACAAGAAAACTTGAGAAAAGGATTAGGTTATGAAGGTAGTGATGGTTTTGTCCAGGGTTTAAAAGAATTTGATGAACGTGGTTTAGGTCTCACACAAAAGCAAAGAGCAGAAAGACAATTAGGTAGATCAGACCCTACTTTTGATGCAGAAAAAAGAAGTAAGCTCGGACAGTTTTTTAGAAGACCTCTTGGTTTTGCAGAAGATTTATATAGAGGTGGTGATGATGTTTGGAAGATATACAACTACTTGTTTGAGCTTCAAAAGTTTAGAAATGCTAGAAGAAAGATGCAGTCAGCCGCAATAACAAAAGTAAAAAAGCAACCAGTAGGTCCACTAGGTAGAAGTTTTGATGATCTAAATAAAGAACAACAAAATAATTTAATCGCAGGTGCGGTAAGAAATGCAGACAGAGAGTTTGGTCGTTACATAGGAGCTAAACCAGATGCAGTTGGTGATGAACTTGATGAAGCATTTAAACAGTTTACAGCAGATAATATTCGTAACTTAGTTCCAAACTACGAACTTGTACCAGATGTCATAAAAGGATTAAGAGGATTACCTCTTGGTAACTTTATCGCCTTCCCTGCAGAGATTTTAAGAACTGGATTTAATACTTTAGACGTTGCTATGAAAGAATTAGCAAGTGATAGTGCAGCCATAAGAGAGATAGGAGCAAGAAGACTTACTAATTCTATGTTTACTTTTGGAGTATTAGGAGAAGGAATACAAAGATTTGGACAAATGATGACTGGAACTTCAGACGAAGAGATCGATGCTATCAATAGATTATCTGCACCTTGGCAAAGAAACTCTGTATTGATACCAGTAGGTAAAGATGAAAAAGGTAATCCAGAAGTTATAGATTTTAGTTACACAAATCCTTGGGACATGTTGTCTAAACCTTTCCACACAGTTTTTAGATCTCTACGAGAAGGATCAAGATTACAAAAATCTGATTTTGCCAACGTCAGAGGAGCGGCGTTTGATTCTCTAGCTGAATTTTTTAGTCCTTTCTTTGAAGTGTCAATGATTTATGATTCAGTTCTCGATGTGCTACCAAAAGAAAGTGCTTTAGGACTCGGAGTTGGAAGAGGAGGACGAACTCGTTCTGGTGCTAAAGTATATAAAGAGGGAGATGGATTAGGACTATCTTTAGAAAAAAGCATGATACATCTTCTTGATACTCTTAAACCAAACATCTTACCAATTAGAGTTCCAACTGGTGCAGATCTTGGTATTGTCAGAGGACAGCCAGTTAAATCACCAGAACTTGGTAGAACTGCAAGAGGAGTATTTTTCCCAGAAGGTGGAGAGTTTTTAGGATTCAATGTAAAAGCAGAAGAACCCACTACTGGGAGAGAATATAAAAGATATGGTGAATTGTTTAGAGCTTTTACTGGATTACAATCTCAAATTATAGATAGAGATAAAATTGCAGAGTTCAAAGCTCAAGAGTTCAAAGGACTTAGATCAGAGGCGGCTACATTGTTTACTGATGCTTTACGATTAGAAGATCCAACGAAAGAACAAATGTTGGAAGCATATTTAAGAGCAGATGATGCTAGACTCAAAGCATTTAGAGAGATGAAATTAAACTATGACAGTTTAAAACAATTAGGCTTTACTAATAATAAAATTGCTAGAATATTAAGAGAGAAAGCAGGCATAGGAAAAAAAGAAATATTTTCTTTAAGAGCAGATAAGTACATACCATATCTACCAAGTAAAGAAAGATTAGGATCTGCTATTAGAAAAGGAATTAAAGTTCCTTACTCTACTATCATGAGATTATACAGAAAAAGATTTGGAATGAAACTTACTCCAGAACCTAAGAAAAAGGCTTCACCAGCAACTGTGAATGACTTCTTAGATTTAACAAGCACTAAATCAAATCCTAATTTTAAAGTTAATCCGTTAAACGAAATTCAAAAAATACCAGAGCAAACAACACAGAGAACTACGGAAGAACCAACAATAAATTTAGCAACAGTTACAAGTCAACTTCTTAACCCATCACCAGAAAACAGAGAGATTGCACAGTTTCTAGGTGGTAACCCAGAACAGATATTAAAAAACATGGAAATAGCAAGGAGAACTGGATGAAACTTTCAGCAAATTTTAGTTTAACAGAATTTACAAAATCACAAACAGCAGAACGAAAAGGTATTGACAACACACCAGATGATAACCATATAGAAGCTATGGAACAGTTGTGCCACGCTGTTCTAGAAATGATACGATATCATTTTAAAAAACCCATGGTTATTAACTCTGGGTATCGCAGTCCCGCCTTATGTGAAGCGATTGGCTCAAAATCAACCAGTCAACATGCAAAAGGTCAAGCGGCTGATATAGAAATCCCAGGCGTTGATAATTTTGAACTTGCTCAATACATTCAAAACAATATGGACTTTGATCAATTGATTTTAGAATGCTATACTGGAGATCCAAGTTCTGGTTGGGTTCATGTCTCGTATAATAATGAATACCCTAACGAAAACAGAAAAGATGTGCTTACCTATGATAGAACAAATGGATATAGGAAAGGATTGATAGCATGAAAGAAGGCCCGTTAAAAGACGCAATGAACAATGATCATGGTAATTTAGTTATCAAACAAGAATTTAGTACAATAAAAATTGTAAATAATGTTCTTGTAAAAGAAGTTGTGACGAGAGATTATGACTTTCACGGAGACTATATAGACACCATGAGTTCACAACCCTTGATGCAAATGGATCAAATACTGCCTAAAGAAACGATGCACTAATGGCATCATTGATATGTAATCTACCTTCTGAAGATGTGTGGGTTAGAAAGGAGTATCTGAGGGATCATGAAGATGGTCATGGAGAGTTTGTTAAAGGGATTTGGGTTACGGCAAAGTCTGTTCCTGGGAGAGCTTTTTATTTTGAAACTTACCTTCCTGATTATGGTGCTCTTTATGACAAGCTACCTATTTCTGCATTCGTTTCTAACCCAACTATCCCCACGCCTGATATGGATCTTTACAATCTTCAGTTTTGGAATTGCATGGACTATGGCGTGGTCTCTATTCATAAGCAGTTCATAGGATCAATGGACTTTGAAGTTCTTACTAGGGATCACGGAACACTGAAGGGTAGCTACATTGCTACCTTAGATAACTATCACGATGATATAAATAATGTCGATTACTCAACAAGTCACAAACCAGCAGAACACAAATCTCATAATCTTTTAGAATTAGAAAATGGACAATTTTGTTTATATCCAAACAACAGAATGAGAGTGTATGATAATTCACTGACTCCAGAACAGCCACTACAGCCAGACTTCAAAGTTAGTACAGAAATATATCAAGTTGAAAACGGACAGAAGTTTAGACTTGGTGATACTGACGAGTATTTTTGGAAAGCAAAAAACGAATGATTGAATTTCTTTTGGTCTTTATGATTGATTCACAGATCGTAAATCAAACTCAAAGATTCAAAAGTATAGATCGTTGTTTGTATTTTTCAGAGCGATTAACGAATCAACCAAACATTCCCACAGAAGATGGGAAATCATCTAAAATTATCGCATATTGCAAACCTGTTAGAAAAAAATAGGCTCTCAGATTGCCACACAGAGCCGAAACAATAGCTTTAGGTCTAATCATACTACAGAATAACCTACTCTTTTTGTAGGCTATATTATCTACCTTTATGTGGATTCTTTCCATTTTTGGAATGAAATGTTTCAAAAAAGCTCTCTTATCTTTGTACTAGAAACAATCTATATATAAATAGAAAGGATTATTGATATGTTAGAAAAATTATTTTACAAATTTAAAGTTGCAAGAACAGCACAAGCTCTTAGATCACTAGATGATTTAGCATTAAAAGATATTGGAATTGATAGATCCAATATTTTATCACACTCCTACGAGTGTTTTAAGAATGAACAGCCTGCAGAAAAAAGGGATCCTCTCAATGATCTCGGTCAAGCTTTCAACAGAATTGGTTAACCAACTTCACCCCAGTTGTCTCCTAATTCTGAGTCAACCTCAAAAGGTATTTTGAGGTCTGGAATACAATTAGACATTATGTCTTTGATTATCTCCACTTCTTTTTCGTTGGATATGTTAAAACAAAGTTCATCATGCACAGTTAACATTGGACATAGTCCTTGTTCGTAACACTTGACCATCGCTATCTTTGTTTGATCTGCACTTGACCCTTGAATTAATCTATTCAAAGCTTTGTATGTAAAAGCTCTTCTAATTCTACCTTTGCCACCGTACTCATCAATAGCCTCTTTCATTGGTAAAGCTTTATTGTATTGATAGGATATAGGCTCATACATATTGAATCTACATTTACGGCCCAACCAAGTTCTAATTACTCCACTACTTGCAGCTCTTTGAGTTGCTTTGTCTGATATAGATTTTAGAAAAGGTACTTTATCATTATATTTATTTAATAAAGTAGTCGCTTCCTCTATAGACAAATCTAAAATGTTAGCCAACTTACCTTTGCCCATACCATACATTAAACCAAGGTTGACTGTCTTTGCTTGTTTTCTCGGTATACCAGCAATATCTGCAACGATTTGATGAAAGTCAGCTTGACCCTCTTGATACAACTTTACAACATCATCAATTTGTGGATGTCTATCTATACCTGTCAAGGTGGCACAATAATGCACTAGCCATCTTGGTTCTTGTGAGGCATAATCAAAAGAACCCCATTTGTGACCTTCCTCTGGAATAAACAAACCACGGATTAGTTTTTTTATCTCTGGATCTCTAGCAGGTATTTGTTGTAAATTGGGATTACTAGAACTAAAGCGGCCCGTCACTGTGCCACCACCGTCAGAACGAAGAGGATGAAAGTCACAATGTATACGACCATTATGAGAATGCTCAAGAATAGTGTCAACAAAAGTAGTATTTGCTTTGTTTATCTCTCGAATCTTTATAATCTTTTTTGCAATTGGGTGAGGATGATTAGCAAGAAACTGTTTTGTAAACGCGGGAGACCCGGACTTTTCTGTGCGAGAATAAGAAAGACCCATAGCATCAAAGACCTTTGCTACAGATGTGGCGACCCACGGTTCCATCGTAACTTTTGTTTCAGAGGCTATCTCATTAAGTAAGTCTTTTTCTAATTTTGTTAGATATCGTTTTACTTGTTGAGCCTTATCTAAATCTACACGAACACCTTTTGTTTTCATGTCTAACAATACTGGAGTCAACTGTGTCTCTAAATTAAATATACTGGTACACTCCTCAGAAACAATTCTGTCTTGTAATATATTCCAAAGTTTTAAAGTTATAGAAGCATCTTGTTCTGCATACGCACCAACATAGCGAGGTGGTAGTCTCCACATCTCAGACTTTGGATCTACACCGAACTCTTCTGCCGCACCTTTTAACATCTTTTCATCTTTATATATTTTTAAATAATCTCCAGCAACGGAGTTTAAATTATAATATCTTCTGTTTTCATCTAATATTGGAGCTGCTATCATTGTGTCCCTAATTTTACCTTTAACCTCTATACCCACGGATCTTAACCATCCTAAGTCATACAGAGCGTTGTGAAACACAAATGTTTTTGTAGTATCAGAACATAATTCTTTTAACCAACCAAGCACTGGTCTTTTAGGCATATTTCCAACAGTATGTGCTATTGGAAAATACCAAGAGCTATCTCCCGCAGCCACAGCTATACCTATAATATGTCCATCTTTTCTACACCATCCAGGCCCAAGCTTTAACAGATTCGAGTCTTTAGTTTCTAAATCTATCGCTATGGTATCATACTGTGACAAGTCTGGAATAGTCTGTGGAGGTGTCCAATCAGAGTCAGCATTACCCCAAGAGATATCTCTTATGTCTTGTTCTAGCAAATGATATTGCTCATTTGTCATTTATTATTTCGCCTCCCAAAGCAGCATATCCTATAATATCTACCCAACTGTCGTCTTTGTTAATATCTTCAGCTAATCTTGCCACTTTTACACCTATCATACAAGCCACTGCCTCCTCTGGAGTTATAGGTTCTTTTAACTTTTTTTCTAATAAAATTGACCATATGTCAGCTATTCTTTGATGATTCTTTTTTACCGGCCCATAATCTTTTGCTCTTGGCCCATTAATTAATTTTTCTGTTTCTTTTAAAAAATATTCTCTATTTTTTTTCATCTATCCACTCCTTAATCTCAGAACATTTCCATAGTCTAGTTTTTGGTGTTATTAAAATAGGCACTGGAAAATTTTCATAGTCCATCCATTTTTTTATTGTTTCTGAACTTACTCCAAAGAAATTATATACTTCTTTTCCGTTCATATATCCGATTTGATTGTTTAGATTAATATCTTCATTGTTATCTTTTTTCATAAATCTCCATCCTTTTCAATTTCACCTTCATAAACTTCGTCTGTCTCTATAAAATACATAACTTTTTCTATCATTCTAGCCATCTCCTGATATTGTATAAGTTTTTCTAAAAGTTGATTATCTAGATAATCTCTATGTCTTCTTAATTGATTTTCTACTAAAGCCACATGAGAAAGACGATGCTTCAAAACCTTTGTTGCAACAGCTTCATGGTTAGGGTTTATGTCTTGATCTAAAAGATGATTTAAACGAATATCCTCTTTTATAGCTTTGTTTACAATATCTTGTATGCTCATAAATTAAATCCGTATTGTTGTTGTGATTCTATTAAATGTAGTGTCTTCTTTGCACGAGTCATCCCCACATAAAAAACTCTATACTCTGGGTCTTGATCCCATTGTTCAGTACAAGCTCTTGTGGAGTCTAACAATAAAGCTACATTATCCGCCTCTCCACCTTTGGCTTTGTGTATTGTCGATACACGGATCCTCGGAGCTTTCGTTAGTATCCTCTCCCCTCTCTTTCTGACAGACACTATGTAAGCGACCTCTTGTTCCGATACTTTCAGAACTTTCTGCCAAGGTGTTTCTGATGTCGCTTTTAGATTGCAGTTGTTTATAATATCTTGAAGAGTATAGTTTTGATCTGATTCTAAAGATGCTAGAATTTTTCTGCCCGCCTTTGTAATAAGATCTGGATGTATTAGTTTTGAAAATGGGAGTAACTCTTCTGCTGTCAATTCTTCCCCCTTGCATAGTTTAAGCCATACCTCTATTGCATTCAAAACATTTGGTGATATAGACCAACCAGTGCCTTCTCTCCAGAAAAGATGCCCATCTTCTTTCAAACGTAAACATACTTTGTTTACTAAATAGTTTGTTCTTGCAAGTATTAACCATTCGCCACTTGTTAAGTCTACATCAAGTATATCACGATACCAAGAAACAAATCCATTGTGATTTTGGGGTTGCCATTTTTTATCTTCTCTGATTTTAACTTTTCTTATAAGTAAGTCTGCCATTTTATGTATTTCAATTGGCACACGAAAAGATTTTTTAAGAACTCTTTTATTTGGACTTGCTCCTAAAAATCTTTTTACATCTACACCCATCCAACCATATATCGCTTGGTCATCATCACCAGCATAGAAAACTTCTTTTGAATTAGGAACCAACACTTCCTTAACCATTCTCCATTGCAGAGGCACAAGATCTTGTGCTTCATCTATAATTAGCAAATCAAACTTTGGACTTGTCCCTTGACTGATAAATTTTTCTATCATGTCTATAAAATCTAATTTACCTTTTGCTCTTTTATATTTCACATAAGCATCATTCAATAGTTCTAGTTGTTGGACTTGTAGTTTTGAACTCCACTCTTCCGGTGTATCCCAGTTTTGTTTAAACTCATCCATGACTGGCACTTGTTTAACTCTTGCCATTTGAATGATAGACATGTATTTATCTCCACCTGCACCAATAGAAAACAAAGGACCGTCTTCTATATTTAATGTTTGTGATGATCTGAAATCTATACCTACAATCTTACCTAGCTCATTGTAGTCAGATCCTCTAAACACATCTCTTGTATTTAAACCAAGCCATTGAAAGGCTAAACTGTGTAAGGTTCTAAAATACTGTAAACTTTTGTTATCTAATTGTAAGTCAAGCCAAGCACGATCTCTAGCTTCTGTAGCTGCTTTTCTACTAAAAGAAAAGAATCCTATCTTATCTGGAGCCGTTCCAGTAGACATTCTATCCTTGACTATATTAATTAATGTTGTTGTTTTCCCCGTTCCAGGAGGTCCAAATATCGTTGTTTCATTCATTAGAATGGTGACTCCTCTTGCTTTATTTCTATTGGTTTAATCTGTATTTCTGCTCCAAACTCTGGTATCCACCAAACTCTAACGGACTTCCATTTACCTTGTGATGTTTGAAACTTTTTAACTACGGAACTATCTCCATTGTTTATTTCTTTTATTCTCTCTTGCACTTGTGCTCTTGTGTAATTATCAAACTTTCTTCCTCTTAAAAAATCCATCAAAGATTCTAATCTAAAGTATGTTTTAGATTCTTCTGCCTCTGTAAAAGGTTTACCTAACACCACTTCTTCAAAGCTTTGTGCTTGAACTCTTCCAGTGCAATATAATTCTAGCAGAGACATGAACTGACCTTTATATGTAAGTTCCTCTGGCACACTTATTTCATTACAGTTTTCAAGAAGACCATTGACTTGTACTTCCCAATCAGTGTCTTTCATCTTTGGTGGCATAAAATTTAACTGCTCCATACATGCTCTTTGAAATAATCTTGGAGTCTGTAGTTCTTCTGTTGTGAGTTCTAATCTTCTACCATCTATATCCAAGAACCAAAGACGAGGCTCTGATAAAATGACGGACAATCCACTGATCGATGGCATAGAGGTCATACCAATACCATGCTTCAATCCACGACAAACTCCTTGATTACAATGAGAAGCCATAGGTTCTTCTTTACATGTATATTGATACTCTTTCTTTTCCAATGTGTTTTGAATCGTAACTATTTCAGAAGCAGTTCCCTTCCTC